ATTGACCAATGAGTAACGTCCGATTTGAGGATGTCCGGCTATCTGAGCTGATGAAGCCGACGGCAAAGCAGCGTATCTGTATTGCGGCGACGGACAATTACCGATTCGTGCTCTACGGAGGAGCGGCGGGCGGCGGTAAGTCCTATCTTCTACGCTGGTGGTGCTTGAGACAGCTTATCAAGCGTTATGCTGATACAGGTATTGAAGGGTTGATGTGCGGACTATTCAGTGTGGATTACCCGACTTTGCAAGATCGCCAGATCAGCAAGATAGAGCACGAGTTCCCGGCGTGGCTGGGCCAGACGAAGCGGACGGAAAAGGAAGGATTGTGCTTCTTTGTCAGGCCTGAGTTTGGAGGCGGGCGCATTGCGCTGCGCAATCTATCCGACCCGACGAGCTACAAATCGGCTGAGTTTTGCGATATTGCAATCGAAGAACTGACTGAAAATAAACGAGATGTATTTGAAGATTTGGTGTTGTTCCGATTGCGAACACCAGGTGTTGAGCGGTCGTGCTTTCTGGCTGGAACTAACCCAACTGGCATTGGCCTGCAATGGATTAAGGCGCTCTGGATCAATCGGCGATTTCCGCCAGAGCTAGACAACCTCAAGCATGAGTTTCATTACGTCCCTGCGTTGCTGGACGATAACCCTTTCCTTGGCGTCACTTACCGACAGTCGCTTGAGGGCTTGCCGGACAAGAAGCGACGCGCGTTGCTGGAGGGAGATTGGACGATACCAGAGGGCCAATACTTCACCAACTTTGAGCGCCGGGAACGGATAGCGCATCCGTCTGTGATCTCGCAGATTGTACAGCCGTGGTGGCCGCACTGGATCAGTCAGGACTGGGGATTTAAGCATCACACGCCGGTTCATTGGCACGCTGTTGGCAATGTGATGCCGGAACAAGCGAAACTTCTAGGGCGTGATTGGACAGTCCCAAAGCGCTGCGTGTTCACCTATCGGGAGCTGGTCGTATCGCTCGCCGATACTGGAAAGTCGGAAGAGGAACTTGGCGGCACGATTCGGGCGAACTCTTGCGGCGAGCCAATTAAGACGTGGATTCTAAGTTCAGACGCGTTCGGAGAGAAAACGAGCCAGAACACGGCGGCTCAACTCCTAGCGCGTGGCGCGAAGAGCGGCGTCAAGGACGCGAAGGGATACTGGTTCCCGTCACCGCAGCGATCTAACATGGCGGCTGGGTCACGAGTAGTTGGCTGGCGCTTCATGTACCAACTAATTCAGGACGATGCGTGGTTTATCTCGGAGCTATGCCCGGAAGCGCTGGATGCGATACCGGCTCTTGAGTACGATTCCGAAAAGGGCGGCGAAGACATTCTCAAGACGGATCACATGTTTGACGATGTGGGAGACGAATTGAGATACGGCCTTCAGGACATGTTGAATAGCTCGGCAAAGCCAAGAGATATTGCACTGGCGGAGCAGATCGCGGCGACTCCAGACCCGATGGAGCGTCACTTCATAAGGCTGGCTGAAACGTTGCGTCGCGAGAAAGCAAAAGAGTCGCTTCAGTATTGGCAGTGAGGTGGGTACATGATCGAAAGGCTACGCGCATGGGTACGGCACTGGCTGGGCGTTGACAACTTGGCCACGAGCGGACTGATACAGGCGCTTGAGAAGGCGAATCGAACGAGACATACAGAGATCATGGCGGCACTTGGCAGGATTGAAGCCAAGATGACGGTTGAACACATTAACCCCGCGAAGCAATTCACCCCACCGCAGCTTGATTGGGATGCAGTTCAAGCCATCGCTGCGTACAACTTGGAACACGATCCCAACAAGGAGTAGTCATGAAACCACTTGAACACGCAGGAAAGAAGTTCACCAACGCCGACGCATGGCGAACAGCGAAGGCCACGGTTCGCGGAAATAGTTCGGCCCAGACGGGCGACCCTGAACTAGAAGATGGCCAAGAAGGGGAGATGCAGCCTCATCATGAACAAATCCATGCTCACCTTCAAGCTATGCACGAGCAGACCGGCGAAGCCCATACTCACGTCGAGCACCACGATGATGGCTCGCACACCTCCCATCACGTCAGTAAGTCTGGCGAAGTACACGGTCCACACGACCACGCTAACATTGAAGCCCTGAAGCAGCATATGGACCAGTTTCTTGAGGAAGAGGGCCAAGAAAAGGGCGAAGATGAAGGCGGCGAAGGCGGTTACTGATGCCCGACGAAACATTGACAACTGAGAACGAAGGGCAAGAGTCCAAAGAGCCTGAAGCGCTCACTCCGCTAAACTTTGCTGATTGGAATTACACTCCGGGAAAGTACACGCCCTGGATGTGCTCACCTGAGCCGATCTACGGACCCGATGAGTTAGGCGAGTATAAATCTGGGGTTGAAGCTCTCGTGCAGAACGTCAGCAAGTGCGATGCTGCGGCGCGGACGTGGGAAGTGTTGCAAGCTTGGGAGATGCGTCTATTTCGTAGGAATTACCAGTTCCTAACGGCTGGCTGGAAGGGCTGGGGAATGTTCGGCGGCTCATCTGGCACGTCAGGCGCGGCGATCATTCAGACGCAAAACGCAATGAAACTATTCTCGTGCAATGTCTTAGGGGCGCGGCACAAGAAGATTACCGCGCTCTTGAGCCGAGAAGTGCCTGGAACCACAGTTGCCCCATTTGACGACGAAGACCCAATGGATCAGGCCGCTGCGGAAGAAGCCGAAAAGTTCCTCAAGGTATTTCTGCACCAAGGCAATCTTAAGGGTGTAGTCACGCGCACGGCGGGCTACTTCTGCACCGATGATCGGGTAGGGTTGCTGACGTATACGGTAGCAGACCAAACGCGATGGGGAACGGAGATACCTAACCGAAAAGACGAGACTTACGGAGCTCCAGCGTCCGAAGGTGTAACTCCAGAAACCGAGCAGGATGAGGTCGGTGAAGCATCTGAAGTTCCCGCCCGCAGGGAAGTAACATTTGTTGGCGGTAAACTGGAATGGAAAGTACCTCTGATGTGCGACGAAGAGGACGAGATGGGCTGGGTCCGCTACTCGCATGAAGGCAGCGTCAACACTGTTCGCGCCAAGTACCCGTGGATTAAAGACAAAGTATCGTCCGGCGAAGGTGGCAGTGGTGACGCGATGCAACAAATTGACCGCATGGCTAGGATCAATGTTAGGCTGGCGGTTCAGGCAAGCTCAAGCAGTGGTGAGGCGTACAAGAACGATTCGACCGAATCGGTGACGTTCTTTAAGCCGTCTCAGTACGAAGGTATCGACGATGAAGGCGTGCGGAATCTCTATTATGAGACGTTCCCGGAAGGACTAGAAGTCTGGCACGCCGGGGGGAAACTGGCGTTTGTTCGTAACGCCGCGATGTCAAAGCACGTCAAGATTGTGCATCCCGGTCCAGGCGACGGGCAGAACCGCGAAGCATTGCTAACAAATTACCTCCCGCTACAGAAGATATTGAATGCAAACATCTCGCTGATTGACCGTTATTTTAGGTCTGCGATTCCACGGCGCTTTGCGATGGAGCCATACATTGATACTCAGCTCCTCAATTCTCAGTCGAATGACCCATCGAAGGTGACGGCGGTAACGCTCCCTGAGAGCGGGTTGTTGAAGATTGCAGACTTGACCGGAGTTGAACAGGTTCCAACGCCCAATGACGCCATATTCCAGTTTGTGCAGTGGTTGATCCAGGGCGGCCCAGAGGCGATGGACGGCGGCAGTGCCGCTGCGTTCGGCGATGCGGACGGCTCACAGGATCAAGGCGTTTACAAGACAACCAGGTTGAAGCGTGATGCGGCGATGCAGGTCTACGGGATGCCCTATGCGGCAATCTGTGAGGCCGTGTGTGCTATTTCACAGCAAGCGGTGGAATCGGCGGCAGAGAATCGTATTGCGGACTTCTCTGCATCACTTCCGGGTCAGAAAAAGCTAAAGATTGAACTGTCAAAACTCCGCGGTTCGGTGTTGGTACAGCCTGAGTCGCTAGAAATACCCCAGACGCTTGCAGAGCAAGAAGAACAGATGTCCGCGCTATTGGCTGAGTCTGGAAATGTTGCGCTCTATCAGCAGATTATGATGGACCCACGCAATCTTAGCGTATTCAACAAGTTCCCGTCACTGTCAAGCCTTGATATTCCGGGAGCGGATCAAGTTGAAGCGCAGCAAGGCGAGTTTGAGATTTTAATGCGCTCTGGGCCGGTTGATAACCCGAAATTAGCTCAGGTTCAGCAGCAGATTCAGGAAGGACAGACACATCCCGAAGCACAGACTCCTGAAGGCCAGGAGGCAATGCAAAAGTTGCAGCAAATGGTCCAAAGCCTGCCGCCACAGGTCTCCACGGTGCCAGTTGCTCAGGATACGAGCGAAAATCACATGATCCATGCAGCGATTACGCTGGGTATGTTGACATCTCCGACCGGAAGGAAGTTGAAGTTCGGCACAGACGAGCAAAAGGCTATTTGGCAAAACCTGAAACTTCACTGGCAAGAGCATATGGCGATGTTGAAGCAGCTTCAGCCGCCAAAGGAAATGGAATTCAAGGGGAATGTCAGTATTGATCCATCAAAGTTCCCTCCGCAAGCTCAGGCCGAGATGTTTGAGGCGATGGGGTTGCAAGTTCCTCCATTCGCGCTTGAACCGGAAGATCAGACGCATGAAATAAAGCAGACTAAAGAAGGCGTTGACGAAAACGGCGTGCCCGTGAAGCAGGAAGTATCGGTTGTTGGCAAACCGTTGAATTAACAGAGACAGGAGAGAGACATGGCAGAAGATGGAGCGGTAATGGAAGTTGACCTAGGCTCCGGCGCGGAATCAGGCGGCGAAGTTGTAGAGCAGCAAGAGACGCAGCAATCGGATGGCGCACAGGAGACTGAAAGCCCATTTTCCCCGAAGACCTCACGCGAGTTCAGTCAATGGCTCAAGGGACTGCGAGAAACCTCGCCAGAAACAGCCAAGTTCGTTCGTATGGCGAAGGACGCATATTCAAGGCAATATGCACTAAGCCAGATTGATCCGAAGGGTATTGACGGTGTTAGGGAGAGGTATTCCGTTCTTGACTCCGTGATCCACACTGACCCTGAGCGTGGAGAACTAAAGGGGGCCGATGCGATTGCGGCTCTGCAAGACACGGCGAGAGAAGTTGCACAGTTTGATGAGATGCTCGCATCGGGCGATCCGAAGGCGCTGGAAGCGTTTGGCGAGGACTTCAATGAAGGTCTGGCGAAGCTGGCTCCGACGATCCTTGACCGGGTAAAAGCCTCGAATCCCGAAGCGTATGCAGATGCGGTGCTTCCGCATTTTGTCGAGGCACTCGCAAGTTCGTCGCTGGTGCAGAATTACAACGCGATGGTCGATGTTCTCAACGAACAGATGCCAGCGTGGTTACCTGACGACAAGAAACAGGCATGGGCTGATGATCGCCTGAAGCGCATCACCGCAATGGCAGGCGGGATGGGAAGCTGGCTCAATACTCAAGCTGACAAGGCCGGGAAGCTGGCCCAAGGCGTTAAAGCAGGTCAGGCAGGCGGGAAGGGCGTTGACAAGCAGGCGCAGCGTGAGCAGGAGTTCAACAAGCGCGAGCAGGAGCAGCACTGGAACACGAACATCACGCCACAGGTTGACCGCCATGCGGGAGTGAAGTTTCAAGAGCTATTCCGCCCATTTGATAAGCGGCTGCATCTTGATGGTGCAACAACTACTGCGCTAAGGATGGAATTTTCAAAGCGCGTAGCGGCGGAAGCGGCAAAGGACAAGAACTACAGCGCCCAGATTGGACGCTATCGAGGGCAAAGGAATCCTGACCCGGCAACGATTGTGAATTACGCCAAGGTTCAGTTTGACAAGCACGCAAAGACGGTGATGGACACGCTCATCAATGAGCGCTATAAGCCGTTCTTGAGTGGCAAGTCGCAGCAGCAGACACAAACAACGGCGACGCAACAGAGACAAGCGCCGGTAACTCCGGGGGTGACGTTGGTCAGCGTCAAGCCTGCAATGAATGATATTGACCACAAGAACACGCCAGTCGATTGGATTCACCAGAGAAAGTATCGACTGACAAATGGCAAAGTTGTACAGGTAAGACAGTAAGGTTCGCGTTCCGGGCCGCCCCGGTATATAAATTCGGTTGCCGTGAATCCGCAGGATGAAGAGACATCAGAGCAGCGCGTACAACGCGGCTGACTTCATTCCAAGGATTTAATATGGCGTTAGCTACAGAAACCGCAGTACAGTCCATCGAACTGGAAGCGTTTGTTGAAGAAATTGCAGACCTCCAGGCTCACTTTGACAAACTTCAATCGCGTCTTGAAAAAGGCGGTAAAAAGGTTCAGTGCTCGAACATGACAGAGCGCGGAACCTCTCAGCGTTCGCCCTTCTGGGTGCCGGTACGGGTCCAGGGCGGAGCGGGCATTCAGCAGTTCGCGGCCGATACCTCCACCGCCGCAGCTGCATGGCCTCGCGGAACGGGCTCATCGTTCGCGTCGTTTGTTGCATCTCCAGTCCGGCTGGTTAATGTGTGCGAAATCTCGAATCTCGCGCAGCAGGCTACCAGCGGCAAAGAGCGCGGGCTTGTGAAGTTCAGCCGCGAAGAGATGGACAAATCCCTTCTTGCCTTTGAAAACGGCGTCGAGGGAATTATCAACCGTGACGGTTCGGGCACTATTGACTCCATCCCCAGTACCGCAGTTGTAACCAGTGGCGGCGGTACTGGAACCACGGGTGGGGCAACGTATTCGTCTATCGTTGGCTTAAACAACGCCGCGAGCTTTGTGGACCAGCAAACGGTTCAGGTATTCACCGCGGTTGCCGGAACCAATCTCGGCTCGTTCACCATCAGCTACGTCGATGCCGCCGCACAGGCGATTTATTCCACGCAGGCGCTTACTTGGGCCGGTGGATCGGCTGCGGTTGGCGATCTGCTTGTCATTCAGGGAGCAACGGGCGCGGCTGGCAGTTCGATTTACGGTAAGGACTACTGGATCAGTAACGGCAACACGGGCACCATTGCCGGAATTGCCAAGTCCAGCTATCCGGGCCGTTTCTCGACGCCGACCATCAACTTCGGCGGCTCTGGCGTTATCACCAACAACACTGCGCAGCGGGTTGAATCTATCCGCATGAGGGCGTTGGGTGATGAATACGACGAGAACGAAGAGGGCTTCTGGTACGCCAACCCGATGCAGGGCGTGTCGCTCTCAGACAACTATTACAACCCTGGAATTACCCGCGTGGATGAAGGCGGCGA